TGAGTGGCGGGGATATCAACAACGTGTATGTGTTCAGGTTGCCAAGTTGTAGTCCATACTACAGGTGCGCTTTCACTGTAATTTAGTGTATCGCCAGTTGCTTGAGTAAGCATACAATTTTTGAGTCGTGTTTGTCTGAATTGTGCTGTTCCGGCCATTCCATTTTGTGTAATCATTATTTCTGGTACAAAATATCTTTTACCTGTGGGATCTAGACCTTTTGTAGTAGAGTGTAATGGATTGATTGGACTTTCTGTGTTTTCACCAAAATCAGTAAACAGGCCAATACCATTACCACTGTTGTAGTAATTGGCAGTGTATCGCTTTAGGATGTCGTGAAAACTATTATCAAATGTGTCATAAAATGTTACACCAAGTGTTCCATAATTAAGTTTAGTTTGTACAACACGTTTTTGATTGTATTGGTTGACGATTTGCGTATCAAAGCTATAGCCTGGCAATGTTAAGTCCTGTATACGAGTAAACTCGATAGGACTACCAGTGTCAGCTAATGATATACTAAGAGTAAAATTAAATTTCTGTCTAGGTATTCCAGTCAGAAGACCTTCGGTAGTACCTGTACCGAAGGTTTCTGTTGCGTGGTTGCGAATCGACATGGCTAATTACGACTAACTATTATTGACCGTTAGCTGTTGCTTGGTCAGTACCGCCAGTGGTAGAACCACCAACAAGTAAGTCTGCTGTACCGTCTGCTTTGTGTTGTGCATTATCATAACGTAGTGTAACAGTAATTTGTTGTGCTTCACTAGTTGCATAGTTACTTTCGCCATATGCTACGTTTTGAATATAGCAACCATATAATTCCCACTTGTCCAAAATAGTAGCAGTTGTGTTACCACCATCTAGTGTTTCAATATTACACTGGAATTTGTAAGAACTACCACTTTGTGGACTTGCTTGGTTAACCATATCAATTTGTTTGCTCATTTGATTATCAATTTGTGTAATCACACTGTTGGCAACATCGTCACGTATTACGATTGAAACAGCTTCCCATGTATGCTTACCTGCTAGGTAGATACGTGAGTTGTATGTATCCAAAGTAACCTCATCGTGACTTAGTGTCGGACGTGTTACACTGATTACATTGCTAGTAACCACTTCGCTTGTATCAAAACCAAATGATACACGGAAGCGATATTGCATTTTAGGCATAATAGTACCAGGTGCGCTATTGCTCGTTGTTGGTACACTTAAATTTGTTAAAACAGCCATTGTCTTTTCTCCTCTTATGAAAAAGTTTTGTTGTTATGTATATTTATGACTTTTAGCCAAAAAAAAGACCGCCATTGGCGGTCTTTAATATCTTTGTGTATTAACTTACGAAAGTGTACCGGTGTTAACAATTCTAATTGGAATGTAAATAAACTCAGTTGACTTCGTAGGTGCAATCGCAACGTCTACGTATAGTTCGTTACGATCAATACGTGCTGCTGTGTTATTACTCTCATCACAAACAATTGCAAAGTCAGTAACACCACGTTTTGCTAAAATGTCGCTCATAAAGCCTTCAAACACACTTGTAATTCTTGCACGTGTTGGTGTATCATTTGGCTCAAACAAGAATGGACGACTGATTTCATCAAATCGCTCTCTCAAGTAAGCAACCAAACGTGCTACATTAACACGGTCTAATGCACTTGTTGTACTGTGTAGTGATTTCTGACCCCAAAACACAACACCCTCTGAAGGATATGTTGCAATTGGATTCATTTTGTTTGAATACATACTATCACGCTGTCCTTGAGTCAATGCAACTGCTTTGAATTCTTCTTCAGTTGTAATGTACCCAACAGCACTTGCGTTTTGTACCACACCACGTGTCAAACCAGCTGGAGCAAACCACTGATAAGAAATATTATCGTTGTATGCATACTGATATAATGCCATGTGTGATGGTGGAACAGTTACCGTTGTACCTGCTGGAGTTGTTGAACGTCCTGCTGGATAGTAAGCTGCACTGTATGTGTTTTTAGTAACAAGACCATCTTCACCATTTTCACTTGCACCTACACCTTGTACCCAAGCAGTTGCTTGTGTTGGTGTTTTTCTCATTGGTGTATCAATAATGATAAATCCTGTTTCGCCACGGTCACTGTTTAGTGTAACTAACTCATCAGTCATTTCTGGATAACCAGGTGATGCTAATAGTGTAAAGTTACGCATTGGATCACGTAAATCTTCGTTGCCTGCTACTGCGGCTTGCATAGCTGTTGTTACAACTTTGCGCTGAGCTAGACGTCCAAATGCTCCACTACCATCTGCGTGGTTAGCGGCGGCATTGCGCCATGCACCGGCTGTTGAGTTCCAACTACGTACAGTGTTTTTACTCATGCCCATGTTGATTGCCAACATACCCGCTGGGTAAAGTTGATGATCAGGAGCACCAGTAATTGCTGTAATTGCGCCACTTGCTAGAGCAACACGAGTTTGGTCAGTAAAATCAGCAAATACAACACCGTCTTGTGTAGTTTGATCTGTGTTGTCATGTAATACATGTGCCGAACCATTCCACTGGTATAATGCTGGACGTGAACGCTCAACTGCACCAGTATTAACCCAAATATCACCTGCTGTTAATGCGCCGCCAGCTTTGTTTTCTGTTGGCTCAGTAACTGAGTATTGAATGTTTGCTTCTGCAATACGTTCCCAAGCACCATTACCACGTACTAATACGTCTAAGTCTGTGCGTGTATTGTTAAACCACAATGCACCGTTAGCAGGATTGCCTGTTGGCTCTGCATCTTGTGCAAAGAAGTTTGAAGTTGTAATTGGAGCTGCTGCACCTGCTACAACGTTATCAATTGTTAAACCACCTGTGGCCGCTGCAAATAGGCTTAGGTGAATATCACTGTTTACTAGTGTTTGAGCCGCAACGCTTGTACCATCTTGTTTGATGTTATTTCCGCCACCGCCTTGTGCATCATCTATAGTTGCAACATTTTCTGATCCAAATACTCCAGCTGCACTTGCGCTGTATATTGCTAAGTTAATGCCGTTGCCTGGTGTTGTTGTTTTAATCCATGCATCACCTGTAGTTGGTGAACTAGGTGCGCTATAGTGTGGTGCAAATGATGTTGTACCTGTACTTGCATTGTTTAAAGACTCCCAAGAACCAGCAACACCTTTAAAGTAATGAATTGAAGTATCTGTTGCTCCGTCACTTAAGACAGCAACAAGATAATCGCCATTTACTACTGTTGCACTTGGTGTATATGTACCAGCAACTTCGCCTGCTGTTGCGGCTGTGTCGACTTCAACTGTGACTGATTGTAGTCCCCATGATGTGCCGTTCCATTCATGTACACCGTATTTACTTGCATTGGTATCTAACCAATATGAACCACTTGCTACTGCACCCGTTGGTGCTGTTGCGCTGTGGATTAGGTCTGCTAGGTCAACGTTAGCACGAACAACATATGCCTGTGCGCCTTGTCCTAGAAAACTGTAAGCGGCCAATAAGCCGTACTCACTTGTTTCACTGCCTTCTGCGGCGGTGAATATTGGATCACCAAAGAACTGTGTCAGTTCTCGTTGTGATGTAACAGGTACAACTTGGCCAGCATTTGCTAACTTTGTGTACTTTGCAATTCCGTCTGTTTCTGTACCAGTAGGGTCTGCTTTGTCAGAACGTGTAGCAATCGCAATGAATGGGATTGTACCTGTTCCTGGAGATGCGTATGCACTCTCATCTACTACTGTTACGGAAACGCCTGGGGAAACTAAAGTAGCCATAATATATTCTCCTCTGAATCTTTCAGTGTTTTAGTAACTGTTAGTATTTAGCAGAAGCATACTTATATAGGGCGGTTAAGGTAATAACTACGTACTTAACGTGTCTAAAACACTTTTTTCAAGCTCTTGAAGTGTTCCATTATTAGTTAAAATAACATCAAATGCACTATCAACATCAACCCATGCCCATTCACTTTCATGTACATCTGAAGGAATAAATCCTGTTGAATGTTGACGATCAATAAACCACTGTGGTAAATCTCCTCTACGAACTTGCCAAACTTGTCCACCAAGTTCTGTTATGACTTTCATTTCATTTGGAAATCTAACATCTGGTATAATATATTTTTTGTCTGGATTACCGTCGAAAAATCCATTACGCATACAATCAGTACCAAATAACTGAAGTATTAGACGTGGGCTGACCTCTGTGCCTGTTTCCTTAGTCCAAAATTCATCAGTACGTTCACGCCACAAACGACTACGATCTGTGTCGCCTTCCAGCATGTCACGATCCCATCCAAATACTGCACTGACACCATCTTTTAGTTTATCAGCAAAACTAATTTTTTCATATTGAAAATTTTGTACTAAAATATCGGCAACGGTGCCTTTACCACTGCCGATTAAACCGCATACGCCAATTAAGTTCATTGTTGGTATTCGCTCCAAAAGTCATTCCACATTTCACTAACACCATCTTCAATATCTGACGTACTCATAAAAGGAACCATTGGCTTACCAAGATCAACTGCTCTTGTCATTGCTTCGTTTACATGTTCAGATTCTTTAATGATTTTAGATACTGTACCCCAAAAGGCTTCTTCAATATCCATTACATATCCGCTCATTCCCATCTTTATCTCCTTGTTGGTGTTATTGTATAATCATATATTAGCACCTTGCGGTGCTAATGTCAACTACCTACTTTAGGTAATGTGGACCAGTCCATGCTACACTGAACTCTTCGAAAATGTTACCACGTGCAGCATTCCTAGCTGGCGCATTGTAACCTGCAGCTTTAAGGATATCACCTTTTTTAAACAGTTTATCATCATCTGTATTAACAATGAAACCCCAAACTCCGTTATCACGTATAATCTTAATATACTTTTTGCCTTCTTTAATAGTGAAACTATCTTCAAAGTTAGCAAGTGTTTTACCAAAGTAGCTGTCTGGCTCTGGCATACCACGTCCGCCTGCTGTAGCAAATTTAACATAGTCTGCTTTACATTTTTGTATTAGTGTTTGGATTTCGTTTTGCATGTTAATAACTCCTGTTTTTTTAACTTACTCTTATAATATACAGTAAAACGTCTTACTTGTCAAGCCTTTTTTTAAATTATTTTGGGCCTTCAAGCATTTTTAATTTACGCATGATTCCACTAACATCATCTGGTAAAAGATGAGGTATTACATCGTCTGAAAAGTCTTCATAAAAATCAGGATGTATTCCTGGCAACTGTACAAACATATCATCATCAAACACAGCCGCTTCGTATTGTGTTTTACCCGGCAACAGGACTACACTTAGTTGATACTTTCCAAACTGCATCTTAGCCTGAAAGTGACCTGTTCTAATTTCGTCAAATGTTAAATCATCAAATGTCATTTTATATATCCAATTCTAACTGATGTCCGTGACCAAAGTAAACATTGGTTTCTTCACGGTTCTTTTCAGGAGTAGTAAATCCATGACCATTAATGCCACACCAAACATATCCTTGATCCATTTTATAAACTTCATATGCTTGTGTAACAGTCATGTTTTCATCCATGCCCTGATCCATTGCATCAATAAGCCAGTCAAGTGTTTTACCGTAAAACTTAGCACGTCTTTCTAAAACAGTCATTGCACCTTTGATTTTCATTTTACTACCTCTTTGTTTAACTTACTCTTATAATATATAGTAAAACGTCTTACCTGTCAACAAAAAAAGGCAAGAATAAATCCTGCCTTTTCAAGTACTTGTAATTTTTTTAAAAGTTATTAGCCGATAACAAAGCCTAACCCAGTACTGCCTTCAGCATATAGGGTTAAATCTTGCTCTAGTTTGTCTAAATCTGCTTCCGCAGACGCTCTTAGAACGTCAGCATTAAGTGTTGTACCGCCTTGTGGACCAGCA